TTACGCTTCAATAAGCGTTTTGTGAACCTTTACTGTTGTTCCGTTTGTTGATGTTACAAGTAGTCTAACGTTTCCACCAGAAAGATCAGCATCTGTTGTTCCAAGTTGATTGTTGCTAATTACATCAGCATACTCTGTAATATAAACATTGTTGTTTCCATCAACTGTTACTAGTACTTCTAGTACTTCAATGTCTATACCGTTTTTCATTTGAACAAGATATTTTGCTGAACTATATGTTGCTGCTGACCAAGAGTCAACTACTGTTGCACTTGTTGTAGAAAGACTTGTTGTTGCAGTTCCAATAAGTGCATCTGTTAATGCTATTTGCGTAAATGTTGTTGTGCCATCTTTAATATCATCAACTAATCCATCTGCGTAGCCTTCTGCGTTAGTCTGTGCTGCTGCTGCTGCACCTGCTGGGTCGTAGTTAACTGCAAGTCCATCTGCGTAGCCTTCTGCGTTAGTCTGTGCTGCTGCTGCTGCACCTGCTGGGTCGTAGTTAACTGCAAGTCCGTCTGCGTAGTCTTCTGCGTTAGTCTGTGCTGCTGCTGCTGCACCTGCTGGGTCGTAGTTAACTGCAAGTCCATCTGCGTAGCCTTCTGCGTTAGTCTGTGCTGCTGCTGCTGCACCTGCTGGGTCGTACCAAGTATCAACTGTTATGCGATTTACTGAAACCTCAAGACCATTTACTGTAATACCATCTCCTGCTGTTACTGTTCCAGAACCTGAGAATTGTGTCCAAACTTGACCATCAAAAGAAGTTAAATAATGATTATTTTGCACCCAAGAAGTTCCACCATACTGTGTTCCTTCTTTTACAAATACTGCTGCGCCATCTAGCTCTTGATATTCATCTGCATCTGATGTGCGAACAAGGATGTATGTAGATCCATTGTCTGTGTATAAATAAATACCATTTTGACTTGAAACTGATTGCCCAGTAAGAAGTAAGCGATAAATATTGTTATCTGCTGAATCAAGAGCAGGATGTCCGTCAATTACTAAAGTTTCTGTTAATCCAGTTAAAGCAACGTTAGAAGTTGCAAATAGATTTACTGCAGTCTTCCAGTCTAAACCAGCAATTGCATTATCAACATATTCATGTGTTGCAATTTGATTTCCTGTAGAGACAGAACCAAGATATGAATCTGCGTCAGCATTAAGAATAATGTTTGAATTACTAGCAAAGTATAGGTTGTTATCCTCAATGGAGATTATGTAATCAGTGAATAGAGTAGTAACTTTTACGCCACCCATAGCAGGACCGTAGAGAGTGCCATTACTATCAAAAGACCAACTACTATTGGCTGAGTATGTATTTATGGTATATGACTGTCCTACAACAAAAAGTACTCCAGTAGCACCAGCCGTAACGATATACTCATCTCCGACTACTTCAGACGAAATAATACCAATCTCAACTGGGCCCGTCTCGGTGTTTACGGTGTCAAAAAACACTTCAGGATATGAAGGTACATATGCGAATACAAGAATGTCTTGAGTAGAACCAGCCCTTGCTAAGGCTGGAATTTCCCCTGAAGGCTCAGTAGCGGATATAGAAACACTACCAGCATCAAGAACAATATCTCCATCTGATGCTGAAATAGCAACATTAGCCCCTGCTGCTGCTGTCTTAAGATCAAGGTTTCCATAGTTAGCCTTGATTTCAAATTGGTGAGTTGTTGGCTTGACTGCAATTTCACCCTCATTTGCAACTGTTACGCCATCTGTAAAGTAAAGCGTATCAATGACTCTCTTGTTTGAAATATCCTGTGTATCGCTTGTTCCAACAACATCTCCGTTTACACCGTGAACTCCAGAAGATGCTTCTGTGTGTGTATCTAGATTATCTTGAACACCTTGCGCTTCACCTGCTGGGTCGTAGTTAACTGCAAGTCCGTCTGCGTAGTCTTCTGCGTTAGTCTGTGCTGCTGCTGCTGCTCCAGATACATCATATGCTGATGCGGTTGCATCAAGTGCTCGCTGATCTGTAAAATATAGTCGTGAACCTTCTGTAAGATTAGATGTTGAGTGGTTTGAAATATTTGATACTTGACCAGTTACATCACCAATAAGATCTGCTGTAATCTCGGTTGCAGTAAACTTACCATCTCCATCACGCTTTACAACTGTGTTTGGTGTGTTTTCTGATGTTGCAGTTCCACCAATAAGACCAATAATATAGTTATCATCTTCTGTTGACTTCTTGAGTACGTCATGCCCATCTACTGTGGCTATTGATCCCTCAACAACTAAACCATTCTTAATTCTAAAGGCTTTATCTACTGTTGCCATTTACTTCTCCTTTAGGTCAGGTCTTCAACCCTGTGCGATAATATCGCAAGGTTATCGGACTAAGTGTTGGTGTAACCGTCATACTGATTATACCAGAATTTAAATTAGCAGTGATATTTCCAATAGGATTTGTTGTATTAGATAACGTGCCAAACTCTGTTATATTTTGATTTGTTCCGTCAAAAAGTATGTTAATCTCTGTGCTTTTATAGACACTTGTTGCAGTGTGAGACATCTGAATCATATACTTTATAGTTCTCCATGTAGCAGTGTCTATTGTGTCAAATACTGTTGCAGTTTCAATACCGTTGATAGTTGAAGAGTTGTTTCCATCTCCACCCAGAGATTCTGCACGGTATGAAACGGTATCAATTAAATCAGTAAAATCTTGTCCAGTAGGTTTATCACCAGACTCAAATTTGGTTTTTAATGTTGAAATTGGTACTATAGCCATATATGTGATTATATCATAAAATGTAGAAGGTACTACCAATGATGGCTATACCAATTCTTGGAGTATTGCTTTGTGAAAAACCTGGATATCCAATATCTTTAAATCTAACCTTAAATGGGTAAATTCCTTGAACCTCTGCAAGAGTTGTACCAATTCTAGTTACATTAATTTTAGTATATTCAAGTGGTGTTACAAATATCTTTGCAACTTCTAAAGTGGTAACTTGTTCTACTGGCATTTTAACTCTCAGCGGCAGTTACGTCTTCAATTACTGTTATTGTACCCTTGCAAATTGTCCAGGTACGTGTTTCATCAGATAATTGAATATCAAAAATATCTCCTGTTTCAAGATCTTCAGATTGTCCAGAAGAAAGTGAAACTGTAAACTCTCCGTCATCATCAGCAAATGTTACTTCTGGATAAAGAGAAACAACTAAAGCACTTGTTGATGGTCTAACAACATCCATTGAAATTGTCCATTCAGAGATTGTTAAAGGATTGCGAGTTTCATCTGTTACATAAACTCTAAATGCTGCTGTATCTCCACGAACTAATGTCCATAAAACTGTTGGAGGAGCAGCACCAATTGAAAATGAATCTGTTCCTTGACCTCTATATGTTGCCATTATGCCAACCCTGCTTTCATTGATCCCCATGTACCGTTGCCTTTAGGCTGCCCAACAACAATTGCACCAGTTGATGCATTTGCCTTTAAAACAACCGCTACAGCCCCTGAGCCGCCTTCTGGCTGGGTATCTGTTAGTCCTCCACCATTTGCTACATAAAGTACGTCTCCTGCTGTGTATGAGGATGTGTTAAGTGGAATATCTGCGTTACCAGAAAAAATACCAGAAACAATAATAACTCCATCAGAGCCATTAGAAATATTTGATTGTGCTAATCCAATTACTGGAAATGTTGCAAGATTATCTGAGTCAGATTTTGCGACGGTAGTTTTAGTTGAATACCCAGTAGCATATACTGGATCTCCTTTATTAATTGTTACACCGCTAGAGTTTTTAACTTCATATGTAAAATAAGGTAATCCCAAACCTGGAAGTACAAGTTCAATCTGTTCTGCTAACGATTGTATATCGCCGTGCACGTTTACCGTGTCAGTTAATAACGGAAAGGGGAGATCATAAATTGCGGTAGCGCCAGTAGCCATTCTATTATTATACCATTTCTCTTGGCTTTTTGGTTAAATTACACAAATAACATATTAGTCCATACTTTTCTAAAGTTTGAACTCATATATTGATTTTATCACATAAACTTGCTTTTTATTCCAAATTCATGCTACAATTAATACAATGCTGCCGAAGGGTAGCATTTGTTTCTAGAAAGAAGGTTTTTACTATGAAAAGAGACAACAGTAAAAAGGCTTGGTTTGGCTTGATAGCGATAGTTGGTTTAATTGCACCTTTTTGCAATGCCGCTAATGCTCTTGAAACTAAAACTCTAATTAAAACTCCCATAGAGTCAGAAGCAGCCCTTAAAGGGGCTTTTTTGGTTTCTAAAGAACAAATATTAGATAAGTATGAAAACGCCCATAATTTAAACGATGGGCAATTAATTGAACTATTAAAGGCTGTGGGGTTTAAAAGTAAGGCTTTACGATCTGCTTGTGCAATCACTAAGGCTGAGACTAATGGAAGACCGCTTGCTTTTAATGGTAATCTAAAAACTGGAGATAGTTCATACGGGATGTTTCAAATAAACATGATCGGTAATCTAGGTCCAGATCGCAGAGATAAGTTTGATTTAAGTTCAAACGCTGAGTTATTTAACCCAGTTACAAATGCACAGGTGGCGCTTCACATGACAAAAAGCGGAACAGATTGGTCATCATGGTCATCCCTCAATGGGAAACGGTATCAGGAATGGTACAACAAATATCCATGTAAAGCATAAAATTTAATAATAAAAATACCCCCTTGGATTTTAGTCCTTGGGGGTTATTTTTTATTTAATTATTAAGCAGTTATAACCCATACTTAGGGGTAAGATTTATTCTGTTGGTTCTAGTTGCCAATTTAGGTCAGCCTCAACCCACGAATACATTGCGCCATCTGTAGGCATTGGAGTTGGTGCGTCCCAAAATGAACCCGTCCGAATCCAAGATGGATAAGGTTGCGGCGTT